ACCGTGCAACGCGTCTACGCCTGGTCATCCTGGGCCAACACCCAGGCCCAGGGCGTGCGGCTGATGTTCGGCGGCGTCACGGCGGCAGACACGCTCAACTACACCATCGACCCGGCAAAGGTGAACGCCAGGCTGCAGAACACCGCATCCGCCTCCTGTGTAGTGGGGGGCGGCTACCTGCGCCGCGCTGATGGATCGACCGTGCTCGCCGTCGGCGCTGGGCCGATCCAGATGGATCCCGGGCGGGCCTACCTGGCGGGTGGCGGCGTGGTTGCTGCTGATGTGCGGTACGTCAACGGAGTGCAAATCAGAGGCTCGGGAGTGGCGGGCGACACCTGGGGGCCGGCATGAGCGCATGGGGTGATTCGTGGGGTGTTGCTTGGGGGGGTGCTTGGGGGGAGTCGCAGCAGTACGTTACAGCGGCCTTCAGGTCCATCTACTCGCGCCGCAGGCGCATGCACTGAGACGCCGGTTCACATACGCCGCCCGCGCGGCGACACATTGCATGCCATGACCACGCAGGACGACCACGACCCAGCAGGCGCCGAGCCCGACCGCAAGGCCGGCAAGGTGGCGGCTCGCCAGGTCGAGGCCAACGACTGGAAGTGGCTGATGTCGAGCAAGCAAGGCCGGCGCTGCGTGTGGCGCCTTCTGGAAAAGGCAGGCGTCTACCGCACCAGCTTCACCGGCAACTCGGAAACATTCTTCCGCGAAGGCATGCGCAACATGGGGCTGTTCGTCGTTGATGCGGTGCATACCCATGCTCCTGATGCCTACGCGCTCATGGTTGCCGAATCGAAAGCCAAGGAATGAGCACAGAAACCATCGACGCGGGTGCAGCTACCACCCAAGCCGCGCCGACAACCGCCGCAACTGCGGCACCCGCAACGACTGGCGCGCCAGCAGCGGGCACCAGCGCAGCCGCCACGGACGCCGGCACGACGGCAGGCAGCGGCACGACGCCCGCTCCCAATGTCGCAGCCACGGAGGCCTACGCCGAATTCAAGTTGCCCGAGGGATTGACCCTGGGCGACGTGGACGCCGACGTAAAGGGCCTGGCCAAGGAGCTGAAGCTGAGCCAGGACGGCGCTCAGAAGGTGGTCGACACCGCCGCGAAGCTCGTGCAGAGCGCGCAGGCGGCGCAGGCCGCACAAGTGGCATCGATCCACGCCTCGTGGAAGGCCGATCTGGCGACGGACAAGGAATTCGGCGGCGACAAGCTGGCCGAGAACCTGGCCCGAGCGAAGTCGGCCATGGAAGCTACGGCCACGCCGCAACTACAGACCCTGCTGGACAAGACCGGGCTGGGCAACCATCCCGAAGTCGTCCGGCACTTCCTCAAGATCGCAACGGCCTACCTGCCCGACAGCAGCGTGATGCCGGGCGGCAAGGCTCCCGGCGGCGGCAAGTCTGCAGCCCAGGTATTGTACGACTCCACTCCTTCCTGAAAGGCCTGAATCATGGCAACCCTCCCTCTGGTGGCCGGTCGCAACACGCTGATCGATGTCGCCCGTTCCTTTGGTCCTGATGGCAAGGTCGCGGTGGTCGCTGAACTGCTGAACCAGTCCAACGAGGTCATCCGCTACATGCCGTTCATCGAGGGCAACCTGCCCACCGGTCACAAGGGCGTGGTGCGCACCGGCCTGCCGACCGTGCAGCTGCGCAGCTTCTACCGTGGCGTGAAGGTCAGCAAGTCCGGCCGCTCGACCATCGAGGACGTATGCGCCATGGCCGAGGGCCGCAACGAGATCGACAAGGATCTGGCGGACCTCAACGGCAACACCGCCGCATTCCGGCTCAGCGAGGGCATTGCCTTCGTGGAGGCGATGAACCAGACGTTCTGCCAGCAAATGCTGTATGGCGACACCAGCACCAACCCGGACGGCGTGCTGGGTCTGACGCCGCGCTACAACTCGCTCGCGGCTACCTCGGGCGCCAACATCATCGATGCGGGCGGCACGGGGGCCGACAATACGTCGGTGTGGCTGCTGGTGGCCGGCGAGAACACCATTACCGGCATCTACCCCAAGGGTTCGCAGGCTGGCCTGCACCAGCAAGACCTGGGCGAGATCGACGCCTTCGACGAGAACAACGACCGCTTCCGCGCCTATGCCGAGCTGTGGAAGTGGAAGTTCGGCCTGCACGTCAAGGACTGGCGCTATGCCGTGCGCATCGCCAACGTGGATGTGTCCGATCTCGTGGGCCAGACCGCCACGCAGGCCACCACGGCGGCCACGTGGCTGAACAAGCTGATGGTGAAGGCGCTGGCCCGCATCCCGTCGATGGGCATGGGTACGCCGATGTTCCTGGCCAGTCGCACGGTCAAGGAAATGCTGTCCATCGGTGCGATGGACAAGAGCCAGAACGTGCTGAGCTTCCAGGCTGGACTGAACCAGTACGGCAACGTCGGCCCGGGCTCCGTGGCCGGCAGCGGAACGGGCATCACCGGCGGACAGCTCAATTTCCAGGGCGTGCCGGTGCTGACCGTCGACCAGCTCCTGGCCACCGAAACCCGCGTCGTCTAAGGAGATCGCCATCATGGGCATGCTCGATGTCAACACCAAGTTCAGCGCGGCCCAGGCCGTCACTTCGACCGGCGACACCGCGTCGACCAACATCTACGACAACGGTTCCGCCAACGTCGCAGAAGTCGGCCTCACCAGCGAACTGTGGGTCAACGCTTCGGTGAACACCACGGTGACATCTGCCGGCGCCGCTACCGTGGCCGTGGTGCTGCAGGATTCTGCCGACGGCAGCACCTGGGCCGACGTGCTGGCGGGCGCCACCTTCGCCCTGGCGGCGCTCACGGCCGGCGCCAATCTGCTGACCGTGCAGCCGCCGGTTGGCACGCGCCGCTTCCTGCGCATCGCCTACCGCGTGGGCACGGCAGCGCTCACGGCTGGATCGTTCAACGCCTTCATCAGCCTCGACGTGCAGCGCAACATCTCGCGTCCGTCAGGCTTCACGGTAGCCTGATCGTGCGGGTGGTCGCCATCGCCATCGGGTTCGATGGCCAGTTGCGCCAGGTGGGCGACGAGTTCGAGATGCAGGAAGGCAGCAAGGGATCTTGGTTCGTCCCGGTCGAACTGCCAGAACCCCAGCCAGCGCCGCCGGCCCGCACCTCAAAGCGGCCTGTGCGGCAGGATGAACCCATCGCCTGACCAGCCCGGCTGGGCGCCACGACACGCAGGGCGCCACGAGCGCCCTGTTTCACATGCTCAGTAGATAGGCTATGGCCTCTGAAGTCGACATCTGCAACCTGGCGCTGGCGCACTTGGGCGACGTGGCCAACATCTCCAGCATCGACCCGCCGGACGGCAGCGCCCAGGCCGACCACTGCGCCCGCTTCTATCCCGTCGCTCGCAATGCCCTGCTGGAGATGCACGACTGGGGCTTTGCCTCGCGCCGCGTCGCGCTGGCGCAGCTGGACAACCCCACCACGACCTGGGCGTACTGCTACGCCCAGCCGGCCGACCTGCTCAACACCATCAGCGTGCTGGCCAGCGATGCGACTGATGACACCAGTGTGGCCATGCCGCAGCCGGTCACGTGGAACGACATGGTGATGCCGGCCACCGGCGCAGGAAGCTACACCCCACAGCCGTTCGTGCTGGAGTCGCTGGACGATGGCGTGGACGTGTTGCTCACCAACCAGGCCGGCGCCGTGCTGCGCTACGTGGCGCAGGTGCAGGACACCACCAAGTTCAGCCCACTGTTCGTCGTCACCTTGAGCTGGTCGCTTGCGTCCATGCTGGCCGGGCCGATCCTCAAGGGCCAGGCGGGCGAAGCGAGCGCGGCGCGCTGCCAGGCCATCGCTTTCGGCCAGGATGGGCGCAGCGGCTGGTTCGGCAAGGCCGCTGGGTCGGACGCTGGGCAGAAGCGCGCCACCACGCGAGACCGCCAGCAAGTCCCCTGGCTCAACGGGCGCTGACGGCATGCGCGCCTATGCACGCTCCTTCCTCGGCGGCGAGGTAACGCCCGAGTTCTGGGGCCAGATCGCCGACCCCAAGTACCAGACCGGCCTGGCGCTGTGCCGCAACTTCTACGCCGTGCCGCACGGCCCGCTGCACAACCGCCCGGGATTCGCCTTCGTGCGCGAGGTGAAGGACAGCACGAAGAAGACGCGCCTATTGCCATTCGAGTACAGCACCACCCAGACCATGGTGCTGGAGGTGGGCGCCGGCTACGTGCGCTTCCACACCCAGGGCGCCACGCTGGAGTCATCGCCAGGAACGGCCTACGAGATCGCATCCAGCTACGCCGAGTCGGACCTGTTCGCCATCAAGTACGTGCAGAGCGCCGACGTGCTCACGCTCACCCACACCGGCTATGCGCCGGCCGAGCTGCGTCGCCTGGGTGCCCTGAGCTGGACGCTCAGCAACATCACCTTCGCCACCACGCTGACCGCGCCCGCCACGGTCACGGCGGTGGCAAAGCTTGGCGCCACGCCGGGCACGCTCAGCACGCACAGCTACGCCGTCACCTCGGTGGCCAGCAACAACATCGACGAGTCGCCCGTGTCGGTCACCAGCCTGCAGGTGGCGGCGCAGGCCGCCATTTCTGCGGTGACGCAGGCCAACCCGGGTGTCATCACCACCGCAGCCGCGCACGGCCTGGCGGTCAACGACCCGGTGGACATCAGCGGCATCGTCGGCATGACGGGCCTGAACATGGCGGGCCTTACCGTGGCGTCCACGCCCACCACCACCACGCTGACCGTGGCGCTGGCCGGCGTGCCGGTCAATACCACGGCGTTCGGCGCCTACGCGTCGGGCGGGTCGATCTTCCTGCGCGGGGTGAAGAACAACCTGTTCGACACCGGTGCGTCCAACGCCATCAGCTGGTCGCCCGTGGCCGGGGCGCTGCGCTACAACGTCTACAAGAAGAGCAACGGCCTATGGGGCTACCTGGGCCAGGCCTCTGGCACGCTGTTCACCGACGACAACATCACACCCGACATCAGCAAGACCCCGCCCGAGGTTAGCAACCCGTTCGCCAGCGCCGGCAACTACCCGGGCGCCGTCACCTACTTCGGGCAGCGGCGCTGTTTCGCCGGCACCATCAACCAGCCGCAAAACCTGTGGATGACGCAGACGGGCACCGAGTCGAACCTGAACTACTCGATCCCGACCAAGGACAGCGACAGCATTAGCTTTCGCGTCGTCGCCCGGCAGGCCAACACCGTGCGCCACCTGGTGCCCATGTCGCAACTGCTGGCCCTGACCAGCTCGGCCGAGTGGCAGATAACCAGCCAGAACAGCGACGTGGTGACGCCCACCAGCATCGCCGTGATGCCACAGAGCTACGTGGGCGCCAACGATGCCCAGCCCGTCATCGTCAACAAGAACGTGCTCTATGCGGCGGCGCGCGGCGGCCATGTGCGAGAAATGTCCTACAACTGGCAGGCTGGCGGCTACATCACGGGTGACCTGAGCCTGCGTGCGCCTCACCTAGTCGACGGGCTCGACATCGTGGACATGGCGTTCAGCAAGTCGCCCTATCCCATGGTGTGGATGGTCAGCAGCAGCGGCAAGCTGCTGGGCCTGACCTACGTTCCTGAGCAGCAGATCGGCGCCTGGCACCAGCACGACACCGACGGCCTGTTCGAGTCCATCTGCGTGGTGGCCGAGGGCAACGAGGATGTGCTCTATGCCGTCATCCGCCGCACCATCGGCGGCGTGCAGAAGCGCTACATCGAGCGCATGCGCACCCGGGCATTCGCCAGCCAGGCGGACTGCTTCTTCGTCGACAGCGGCGCAACCTACAGCGGCGCGCCCACCAGCACCGTCACCGGCCTGACATGGCTGGAGGGCAAGACCGTGAACGTGCTGGCCGACGGCGCAGTGATGGCCCCGCGCGTGGTGAGCGGCGGGGCCATCACGCTGGACCAGCCGGCCAGCAAGGTGCAGGTTGGCCTGCCCATCGTGGCAGACGTGCAGACGCTGCCCCTGGCGCTGGAGATGCCAGGCTTTGCCCAGGGCACGCGCAAGAACGTCAACAAGGTGTTCCTGCGCGTGAAGGACTCGGCCGGCATCACCACCGGCCCGGCCTTCGACGCCATGGTGCCGGCCAAGCTGCGCACCACCGAGCCCTACGGCTCGCCAACCAGCCTGCAGACGCGTGAGATCGAGGTGGTCAACCGCGCGGCCTGGACGGATGGCGCACAGGTCTGCATCCGCCAGACCGACCCGCTGCCGCTCACGCTGGTATCGCTCACGCTGGACCTGGCCACCGGCGGCTGACGCACTGCCGGGGGTTCACTTAGGGTCGGCGAGTCGGCCTATCTTGGGGCACCACCCCAAGGAGCGAGCCCGTGAGCTACGGCGATGTGTCGATGGACATGCAGATCGGTGGCGGCATCCTGTCCGTCATCGGCGCGTTTGCGGGCGCGCAGGCCCAGCAGTCCGCACTGCGCGGCCAGGCGGCCATTGCCGACATCAACGCGGCCACGGCCGACAACTCGGCCCGCGCAGCGCTGTTCGCCGGCCAGCGCGAGGAGCAGCGCAGCATGCTGGCCACGGCGCAGCTCAAGGGCACGCAGAAGGCCACGCTGGCAGCCAACGGCGTTGATCTGGGCGAGGGCAGCGCGGCGCGTGTGCTCACCAGCACCGACGTGATGGGCGAGATCGACCACAACACCATCGCGGCCAACGCCATCCGCAGCGCCTGGGGCTACCGGGCGCAGGCCACCAACTACCGCAACGAGGCCGTGGGCCAGCGCGCTGCGGCATCCGCCATCAGCCCCGGCATGGCGGCAGCCACCACTGCCCTGGGGGCAGCCGGCGCCGTGGCCGACCGCTGGTACAGCCTGAACAAGGCCGGCGCGCTGGACCGCTACGCCGACAAGCCGGCGCCGCGCAACCACGGCCGGGGTGACCTCTGATGAAGGTGCCCAGCTACGACAACTTCCAGGCCACGCCCAGCACCCAGCAGGGCCCGGCCTTCCAGGCGCCCGGCGGCCCGAGCGGTGCGCAGATCGGCGCCGGGCAGATGGCCCAGGCCGGCGCGGCGGTGCAAGGCTTCGGCGGCATCGCGGCCAAGATCGCGCTGTCGATGCAGGATGAGGTCAACCAGACCCGCATCGCCGACGCCATGAACCAGGCGGTGGCGGAGAAGCTGCGGCTGACCTACGACACCGGCGCCGGCTTCAAGGCACTGCAGGGTCGACAGGCGCTGGAACGCCCGGACGGCAAGGCCCTGCCCGACGAGTACGGCGAGGCGCTGGGCAAGCGCCTTTCCGGCATCCGCGAGGGCCTGGGCAACGACGAACAAAAACGCATCTTCGGACAGCTCTCGCAGCAGCTACACACGCAGTTCATCGGCGACGTGACGCAGCACATGCTGGGCGCACAGAAGGAGTTCCGCATCAGCACTCAGGTCGGCACCGTCAAGCTCAGCGCCGACCAGATGGCCATCGACCCGTTCAACATCGATCAGGTCGAGCAGGGGCGCAATGCCATCAAGGCAGCCACGGCAGAGATCGGCCGCATCCAGGGCTTGAGCCCGGTCGAGACCACGGCCAAGATGATCGAGGCTCTGAGTCCGGCGCACATGGCTGTGCTGCAGTCGGCCATCCAGCAGGGCAAGCTCGACTTCGCCAATGCATACCGCAATCAGGTGAATGCCGAGCTGACGCCCGATGCGCGCCTGCGGCTGGACGAGGCCCTGAAGGTGGGCACCACCGCCGCCCGCGCGCAGCAGCTCGGCGCCCAGGTGGCCAGCATGTACGACTACCTGCACACGGCCGATGCGCAAAAGACCATCGACGCCATGGACGTGACGCCGGCCGAGAAGACCGCCATCCGCGCCGAAGTCGAGCACCGCCACGCCGTGCAGCAGAGCGACACCGACAAGACGCAGGCCTTCGTAGTGGGCAAGCTGCATGAGATGGTTTTCAGCGGGCAAAGCCAGGCCAGCATCCTGCGCACCCCCGAGTACGCCGCCGCGCGCGACAAGGGCGCCGTGCTGGAGATGATCCGCAACAAGGAATACCAGGACACTCTGCGCGCCCAGGCCAACGACGCGCGCGGCCTGGCGGCCCTGCAGCGGCATCAGACCGAGATGCACATCAAGCAGGCCGGCAGCGCCATGGCCTACATGGATCCGGTGGTGCTGGCCGGCACGCCGCGCGAGAAGATTCAAGCCCTGCTGCCCACCCTGGGCATCCAGTGGACGCAGGAGCTGCTGACCAAGAAAGACGCCATCGTGAAGACCGGCCTGAAAGAGGCCACGATGGATTTCGACGACATCAAGGCTGTGGCGAAGGATTACTTCGGCATCGACCCGGCCAACCTCAAGACGCCCGAGCAGAAGGCCGCCTTCGTGGACTTCAAGAGCCGGGCCGAGCGGCTGATTGCGGCCGAGCCGAGCGGGCGCGAGATGTCGCGCTCCGAGAAGTACAGCAAGCTGGCCGAAGAGGCGGCGCGTACCGTCACCATCAACCCGGGCATGTTCAGTTTCAACAAGGACGTGCCGGTGATCCTGGTCGGCCAGAAGCAGATCGATGAGGTCCAGGTGCCGGCCAAGGACCGGGAGCGCATCAGCGAAATCATGCGCAAGAACTATCAGGCCACGGGCAACCCGGACTTCGCGCCGACAGTCGACAACCTGCGCCGCTGGCACCTGGTGGACAAGGGCGCGAAGCCGGCGGAAGTGTTCACCAAGAAGAAGGACAAGCCATGAGCCTTGAAGAAATCATGGCCGGCCATGCGGCAACGGCGGCGCAAACCATGCCCAAGCCGCTGGGCAGTGATCAGCTCGAACTGACGATGCAGGAGTACGCCGCCGACCAGCGCCGCCGCATGCAGGGCGCGCTGGCCACGTCGGTGAAGACCAACCCCGACGCCTACGCCGCGCAGAAGCAGCTAGCCAAGTACGTGGGCGTGCCGCCCATCGTGGCGCAAACCCTGCCCGACGAGATCAAGAGCAAGGCGGCCGTGCAGCGCGTGCAGGCCGACACCGTGGACGCGCCGCTGCTGGCGCGCAGCTACACCGACGCCGACTTTGCCAAGCTCGCCCATGATGACAGCGGCGTGCTGTCCGCCATCGAGGCGGGAGTGCGCTGGCTGGTGAGCGCGCCCAGCCGCGACGGCAAGGCATCTACCCTGGCCGGCGACGTGGCGGCCAGCTACCACGGCATGACCCAGGGCGCGGCCGGCGCCTTCCAGGGCCTGACCGAAACGGCGTCCTACCCCCTTGACGTGCTGGAGAACTTCCCGCGCATCGGAGGCAACCCACTGCGCCGGCTGAGCGAGGGCTTCGGCCTCATCGCCCGGCAGGCGGCGGCAGACCAGAAGGCGGCGGCCGGCGAGTCCAAGACCTGGATGGGTGGCGCCATCAGCTCGGGCGTGCAGTCGCTGGGCCAGAACCTTGCCATGATCCCGCTGGCCCTGCTGCCCGGCGGCCAGGCGGCTGCGCTCACCGGCATGGCGGCCACGGCCGGCGGGCAGAGCTACCAGGAGGACCGGGCCAAGGGCGTTGGCCACTTCACTGCGCTGGGCCACGGCCTGAGTGATGCCGTCATCGAGGCCGCGACCGAGGCCGTCCCGATGGGCCGGCTCATCAAGGACGTGAAGGCCGGCGGCCCGCTGTGGAAGGCCATCACCGCCAACGCGGCGCGCGAGGTACCGGGCGAGCAGGTGGCCACCGCGCTGCAGGATCTGAACGACTGGGCGGTGAACAACGAGGGCAAGACCTTCGGCGACTACCTCGCGGCCCGGCCCGAGGCGGCGGCGCAGACCCTCATCGCCACGCTGGTGGGTGTGGGCGGCAATGTGGCTGTGTCGCACGGCATCCAGGGCGCCGTGGACCGCGCCACCGGCGCGCAGCGCCAGGCACAACAGGCCGAGCTGCACGCCCAGGCCCTGGGCCAGCTCGCCACCCTGGCCGAGGCCAGCAAGCTGCGCGAGCGCGACCCCGAGCAGTTCCAGACCTTCGCGCAGAGCCTGGCCGACCAGAACGTGCCCAGCCTCTACGTGGATCCGCGTGCCCTGCAGGCGGCCGGCGTGGACATGCAGGCGCTGGCCCAGGCCCTGCCCAGCGTGGCGCCGCAGCTTGAGCAGGCCATCGCCACCGGCGGCGATCTGGTCATCCCGACCGGCGAGTTCGTCACCCATGCGCCCGGCCAGGTGTTCCAGCAGGCGCTGGTGGAGCACGCGCGCACGGCCGAGGACGCCATGAGCCCGGCCGAGGCCAAGACCTACATGGCCGAGCACGGCGACAAGCTGCAGGCCGAGATTGCCCGGGTGATCGAGCAGAAGGCCGGCGACGAGACGTGGCAGGCCGGGCGCGACCAGGTGCGCGCCGAGTTCCAGCGCCAGCTCGACGAGGTGCGCCGCTTCACGCCCGACGTGAACAAGACCTACGCCACCGTGCTGGGCGACTTCTACGCCGTGACGGCGGCCAAGGCCGGCATGAGCCCGCAGGAGCTGGCGCAGCGCTACCCGCTGCGCATCGCCTCGAAGCTGGGCGAGGGTGAGAACGTGATGGATCAGCCGCAGTTGCCGGTCGATTCAGAAGGGTTCGTGAAGTGGTTTGACAAGAGACACGTTGTCGACGAAGACGGCCGGCCGGCGGTGGTGTACCACGGCACTCCGGCCGGTGGATTTGACACCTTCGATCCGAGCAAGGCCGGCACGCGCGGCACGTTCGAGTCGGCCCGCGCCGGGATG